CCCAAGGTTAATGTCGTAGAAGAACTAGGCTCTACTGCGTCTACGTTTAGTTTGCTCATACAATCACCCAAGTAGAACCAGAAGGTACAGTAATAGTGCCTGTCGCTGTGACAGGGCCAACCGATAAAGCGTTATAGTTAATCGGTAGCGTATAGGTACTGGCTATAGTTGTTTCGCTTGTGTAGAAGTTTGTTCCTAACTTATCCACCGTCACAGTGCCGTCACCGGGAGTACCAACATCTACCGTTATACCAAGATGCACAACCTGTACGTTTGCTGTGCCGGAAGGGACGTTCCCTGAGAACGTAAGACTTGTTCCAGACAATGAGTATGCGCTTGTATCCTGTCTTACGCCGTCAATAAATACCAGTAGTGCTGCCTCATTAGGCGGAGCGTAGTCAAGGGATACAGTCATGGCGGAGCCATCACCGTTGAAATACTTAGACGGATACTGAGTAAACTGCGGTTCTTTTCCTATGTAACTCATTTATACTCCCACACGACTATAATTCCGGGGCCGCCATCTGTACTTAACGCCGAAGCAACCGATCCAAAACCTCCCGCTCCGTACCCTACCGCCTGCCCACCATAGGCTTGAGTGGAATAAATACCATTGCCGCCTGTGCCAAACCTAGTGCTTGGGCCGACAGCGTTATAGTAGAGCGGTCCTACGAAACCATGACCTCCGGTAATGTTGACATCGCCGCCTGTTGCGGAACCTCCGCTTGTTTTGGTGCTTGCACTATCGTACAAACCGCCTTCGCCGCCGCCTGCTGTAATAGTGTTAGTTCCGTCGGCCCACGATGAATCCCCACCATCACCCCCATTTATCGGCGCTGTCGCATGAGTGCCATCTCCCGCCGCCCCTATGGTGATTGTTGCAGAAGAAATAGAAGAAACGTCTAAAAGTTTCTGACAGAACCCTCCCGCCGCTCCTGATAGTTGGGAATAACTGATTGCGGCATCCCGTCTTGATCCTCCCCCGCCTGCTCCTTGAACTTCCATGATGACTTTTGTTATTCCGGTAGGGCGTGTCCAAGTTCCAGATGAGGTAAAAACCTGTACTGATGCAAGACCTGACTCATCGGCAATGCCGGATGTCATATCTCCTGTGACTTTAGTAAGGGCCATTATTTATACTCCCATACGATTACTATTCCGCCTGATCCAGAACCACAAGCAAGGGAATAACCTGACCATGCTGAACCACCGCCGCCATACCCCTGCCCAGATTTTGAACCAACAGGTGTATCAGTGTTTAGAGCCGCTATGCCTCCATAACCTAAAACACTATCACCGGATTGATTAGGGTTTTGTCCATTGTCTTGCCCCGGAATGTTTACATCTCCACCCGTACCTGTACCGCCAGCCGTATAAGCATTAGCATCCGTACCGGCTGCGCCACCATTACCTGTAATTGTATTAGTGCCGTCTGCCCAACTACTATTTCCTCCGGCAGTGCCGTTTGCTGTAACACCGCTTGCCGCCCCTGCTCCACCAGAGCCTACGGTAATTGTTGACGTAGAAATTGAGGAAACATCAAGTAACTTTTTAGCATAACCACCGCCTGCACCGCCTTGGTTGTAGGATACGCCTCTGCAACCCCCGCCACCAGCACCTTGCACTTCTACAATCACTTTCGTTATACCGGTTGGTCTAGTCCACGTTCCAGATGAGGTAAAGGTTTGTACTGATGTAAGACCACTTGTGTCAGTTACAGTAGCCCATGCCATATCCCCACGGAGGAAGGTAGAGGAAGATGCTGTACCGGAAGTGTTTAGTTTGTCTGCGTTGACTGAACCTTGTGCCGGAGTAATCGTAGTACCGATATCGTTAATTCCGATAACTTCCAGTTTATCAGTGGCAACCAGAGCAGAGGTTAGGGTCAGTGTTGTGCCGGATACGCTATAAGCGTCCTCATGCTGTTTCACACCGTTAAGGGTGACGATAAGAGATTGTTCTGTAGGCGCAGTCCAAGTCAGGGTATGCGTAGCAGACGTTGAGCCTGTTACGTCAAACCGTCTTATATCAGACGCTTTAAGTTCTGTAGTGCCTATATAACTCATGTAATCTCAAGAACTCCAAGAACAGCCTCTAGGTCGCTGTTAGCACTTGCCGTCATGTGAACATCTCCAGTTGCTTCTAGATCAATAGGTTTGTCTAGAACTAGGGTAGAGTCGGCAGGTACTGGAACCGTCTTAGCCACATGATAATAAGTATCACCAGAGGTTGCTCTAGCCTTTATTGTCACATCTGCTGAGTTTGTTCCATCAATGTTACTAATGAAGCAGGAGTGTATAATGGCTGTAGTTGCGGCTGGAGCGGTATAAACTATACCTCCTCCTGTGGTTAATGCCGCGCCTTGATTCTTAAACGTATTAGCCATTTCAGCCTCCTAGTGCAATCGCCATCGCTATGGCTGTACCCGCTGGATCACCCGCTGTAACGGTTCCCCAAGAGGTGTCAGTACCATCTGTGGTTAAGTATTTACCTGACTGCCCAGACACATTAGGAACAATAGCAGTTGTAGACGTAGAGGGAAAACTGTTTTGAAGAACAGTCTTAATCATGCGAAGATGGTCATCACCCTCCCCTACTGGATCACCAACTACAGGGTTAGCACTGTTTAACTGTGTTACCCAACTGGCAGTTTCTACACTCATGCTGATGCCGCCGTCAGTGTGACAGTCACGGTTAGTGTGTCACCAGAGATAACAGAGCGGGATGAACTAAAGTCCACCACACCGTAGAGTGTACCAGTAGTTCCAGATTTTGTGCTGTCACTGTTAATAAATGCTCCCGCTACTGTAGCCGTACCGTTGATAGAGTAGGTTGCTTTGCTTGCAGTATTATCAATACTTCCTGATGCCGCAGTACCTAGCGTGAGAGTCTGACGTACAGACTGTGAGTAGTCTGTTACCTCACTCCATCCTGAGTGAGAGGACATCGTATCTCCTGCCGCCGCTGATCCCGCGCCTTTAAGACCTACATACCATGCGGTGATCTGTGTTCCCCCATCTAACGTACTGGACAGGACATGATTCAAGCCTACCGTAGTGACGAGGTTTTTATTAATCTCGCGCCATTTCTCATTACCTTCTGAGTCGCGGCACACGACCTCCCATACGTTTTTGAGGCCAAGGTTCATATCTGTTTTGTGTTGCATTTTCAAGCCTCCATCGGCCTTAAAACTAATTGGGGTATTCAACATCTGTCCATACCGTTGTTGGGTCTGAAGCATCTGACCATGTTGAAGAAGGATCAGATACATCAGTCCACGTTGAAGAAGGGTCGCTTACATCTGACCAGAGGAAAGCATTACTACTGGAAAATCCGTCAGAGATTGCGTATGTTGCTGTCCCTGTCGTTGATAATGCTGTTGTTGGGGTGTATCCCTGTTCCAGTGCATAAGTAGCAGATGGACTCATGGATAGCGTGGCGGAATCTGTATATGTTAAAGAAGCCGCGAAAGTCGCAGAAGGGGATAATGATATAACTGCTGAATCGGTGTATCCAGAATTAATAGAGTAGGTTGCAGAACCTACCATATCATGTTGCCCGGACTTAGTGGCTGTTAAATCAACTGCAAAAGAGGCTGACGGCCCTAGGGTTAATGCCGGGGTATTTGTGAATCCAGCGGTGACAGCAAAGGAAGGGGTATCATTCTTTGCCGGACTGTTCCAATTAATTCCTACGGCAGACCAAGTTATAGGTGTAGAGGCTTCTGCCCATGTAATGGGGGCTGTCAATAGTTATCACCTGTATTCTTCACTCTAAGAGCGGAGCCTGAGTGACGATCCTTGTTGTCCTGTTCCTGCATATCGGATATAGCCTGTTGGAAGGCTGTTGCCCACAACTGTACTCTGGGATCATTCATAATGAATGGTTCCGCTTCCAGTAGGCAACCATAAAGATAGACATCAGGAGCGTTAGTAATCATCCAGTTAGTAGCGGCGCTAGAAGTAAGCGCATCAAACTTCTTGTAGAATAACATCTCAACAGTCTGTGCGCTTGCGGGGATTGGCCCTAACTGAATCTCATCAGCAAGGATAGTATAAGCCTTGGGGGTTCCAGTACCAGAGCCTCCATACAGTCTATCATATATTTCTGGCGTGATATACTCTAATGACGTAATGGGAGATGTGTTTATCTGCAAATTACGCATCTGTATGAAGTTGGTAGGCAGGGCGAGATTTCTCTGACTGGCAACCGTGGAAGCAGTCTGTTTTGTTTCCATAGCCCTAATACGAAGCAGGCGATTAAACCTTGCTTCTGCCAGAGCAATAAACTCTGGTATCCTATCGGTTAAGTCATCCCTGTCTAACCAGTTGGCAACAGCGGTGTTTAACTCGCTGTAATTTGATATTGCCATTTTACTTGCTTAGTTCAGTGATGTATACCGTTGCTGTTCCAGTACCGGTAATAGCCGCGCCTTTGGAAGCATCGCTAACCTTAAACCAGTAAGGTGTGTTTGCCGCGATATAAGTAGACGAGGTGGTCGCAGTAGGCGTACCAGCAAAGTCTACAAAACAAGCCGCAGTAGCCGTAACCATCACAGCCGCAACTCCTGTATCAAAGGCGGAGGTAGCGGTTGATCCACTTGAAGTGGTGGCAGACAACGTATGGGTTGTCAAAGGTCGCCAAACATTGCTAATGTCAACGTAACTCATATCTTTATCCTATATATTAGTGGGTGCTACTTTAAAGTATTTATTGTCTGGATCGTTGAGATACTTGGCTAACAGTTTGCTATCCTTCTGAATAGCGCCGTTAGTTTCCTGCATCCATTTTTCCCAAACATTAAATGGAATAGAGGCGGCTTTATGCCACTCCCCTCTTTTGCCCATAGTTCTTTTATCACCATAGGCATTGTATTCTTTCTTGTTCTGCTCTAGGATTGGTTCTACATCCTGAACAGTATTAAATGTACCAGTGCCGTCTGCGTGTTCATGCACATACGTTGTTCTGTACGGAGTTTGGTCAAATATTGCTTTCTTAGACACAGTAAGTCTTTACCCCGCCTATGTTTTTTCTGACACCGTTGTCTTTCATATCTTTAAGGTGCTTATCAAGCAACTGGTCAGAGTTCATTGGTTTGCGCTTACTCTT